TGGGACTCTTTAACCAAAGAACAGCAGGGCGAGTTGGCCGGAAAAGTTGGCTCAACACCTGGCTACTTACGGCTGGTTTTCAATGGTTATAAAAAAGCCAGTTTTGTGCTGGCGAAAAAACTTGAGCAATGCACGTCAGGTGCAATTACGAAATCTGACTTAAGACCGGATATCTATCCGAAAGATTAACAGAACACCTTCAATTTTTAACCACAGAACGATGAGGCTAACCGTGGGTAAGTATCACTGGAAAGTAGAAAAACAGCCTGAGTGGTACGTGAAAGCTGTCAGAAAAACTATCGCAGCGTTGCCGGGTGGTTACGCTGAAGCAGCTGACTGGCTGGATGTAACAGAGAACGCATTATTTAACCGCCTTCGTGCCGATGGCGATCAGATTTTCCCGCTGGGATGGGCAATGATTTTGCAACGTGCTGGTGGAACTCACTTCATTGCTGACGCTGTGGCGCAGTCTGCAAATGGCGTCTTTGTGTCTCTTCCTGACGTCGAGGATGTGGACAACGCCGATATTAACCAGCGTCTGCTGGAAGTCATTGAACAGATCGGCAGTTATTCAAAACAGATTCGTTCAGCAATCGAAGACGGTGTAGTGGAACCGCATGAGAAGACAGCAATTAACGACGAGCTGTATCTCTCAATTTCGAAGCTGCAGGAGCATGCAGCACTTGTCTACAAAATTTTTTGCATTTCAGAAAGTAATGACGCCCGCGAGTGTGCAGCTCCGGGCGTCGTGGCGTCGATTGCTTCTGGTTGTGGAGAAACTAACGCATGAACAGTTTAACAACACACTACCGTCGCTCGCAACTGATTGCGCTTCCTGTACCGGGTGGAAAAGCGAAGGTGGAGTATTGCTATGCAGTAAATGTACCAGGTGACAGGGAAATTGTAACCCACAGCTTTGCAGAGTGGGCTGTGGGTGATTTCAACCGGCAGAAGGAGACAGTCCTTTGCGACAAGTTAACCGCTGGTTCAAAGATCACTACGGAGTGCCCGTCAGAGTCATTCGTTGGGAACCGGAAACACAACGGGTTATCTACCTCCGCGAAGGCTATGAGCATGAGTGCTTCAGCCCGCTCGAACAGTTTCGTCGTAAATTCAGGGAAATAGAGGTCGGTCATGAGCACTAAATTAACCGGCTATGTATGGGATGGTTGCGCTGCATCAGGCATGAAGTTATCCAGCGTGGCAATTATGGCCCGCCTGGCTGATTTCAGTAATGACGAAGGTGTGTGCTGGCCATCAATTGAAACCATTGCCCGTCAGATTGGCGCGGGGATGAGTACCGTCAGAACGGCTATCGCACGGCTGGAAGCAGAAGGCTGGTTAACGCGTAAGGCGCGTCGCCAGGGTAACCGCAATGCGTCGAATGTTTATCAGCTTAACGTTGCGAAGCTTCAGGCAGCGGCATTTTCTCAACTGTCAGATTCTGACCCGTCAAAATCTGACGCATCAAAATCTGACCCGTCAAAATTTGATGCGTCGAAATCTGGCAAAAAAGCGGGTTTTCACCCGTCAGAATCTGGCGGGGATCCGTCAGTAAAATCAAAACATGATCCGTCAGATAAAAAACCTTCTCGTCCGGACGCTTCGCAACCGGACACGCAGACGGATGAACAGGATTTTTTAACTCGCCATCCTGATGCGGTTGTATTCAGCCCTAAAAAGCGCCAGTGGGGGACGCAGGATGATTTGACCTGCGCACAGTGTCTCTGGAAAAAAATCATCGCCCTGTACGAGCAGGCTGCCGAATGTGACAGCGAGGTGGTTCGTCCCAAAGAACCGAACTGGACAGCCTGGGCAAACGAAATTCGCCTGATGTGTGTGCAGGATGGTCGTACTCACAAACAAATCTGCGAGATGTACAGCCGCGTCAGCCGCGATCCGTTCTGGTGCCGTAACGTGCTCAGCCCGTCGAAGCTGCGGGAAAAATGGGATGAGCTTTCCCTGCGCTTATCGCCGTCCGTCAGCACGTACACAGAAAAACGCGAAGACCCGTACTTCAAAGCCAGTTACGACAATGTGGACTACAGCCAGATCCCGGCAGGATTCAGGGGGTGAGCATGAGTCTTTTGAATGACGTTCAGAAATTCATTGAAGCCCATCCGGGCTGTACTTCCGGAGACATTGCGGATGCTTTTGCAGGTTACTCACGGCAGCGCGTTCTGCAGTCAGCAAGCAAGTTACGTCAGAGTGGGCGTGTGGCTCACCGTTGTGAAGGAGATACACACAGACATTTCCCGCGCCTGACTGAGAGAGCGCAGGATCCGGAACCACAACCAGTTCGTGAAACCAGACCTGTGCGCAATTTCTATGTCGGCACTAACGACCCGCGGGTGATTTTGTGCCTGACCCGCCAGGCGGAAGAACTGGAGTCCAGGGGCTTATACCGTCGTGCTGCAACGGTGTGGATGGCGGCATTCCGTGAAAGCCACTCCCTGCCAGAACGAAACAATTTTTTGGCGCGTCGTGAACGGTGTTTACGGAAAAGCAGTAAGCGGGCTGCATCAGGTGAAGAGTGGTATCTCTCAGGGAATTACGTGGGGGCTTAATGAGTAATAAATATTGCCAGGCGCTGGTGGAACTGCGGAACAAACCAGCCCATGAACTGAAGGAAGTGGGCGATCAGTGGCGCACGCCGGACAACATTTTCTGGGGAATTAACACCCTGTTTGGCCCGTTTGTTCTGGATCTGTTCACTGACGGTGATAACGCCAAATGTGCTGCGTATTACACGGCGGAAGACAACGCGCTGGCGCATGACTGGTCAGAACGCCTTGCGGAGCTTAAAGGTGCTGCCTTTGGTAATCCCCCATACAGCCGCGCCAGTCAGCATGAGGGGCAATACATCACCGGCATGCGTTACATCATGAAGCATGCCAGTGCCATGCGTGATAAAGGCGGGCGCTATGTTTTCCTGATCAAAGCTGCCACCAGCGAAGTGTGGTGGCCGGAAGATGTAGAACATATTGCTTTTATTCGCGGGCGTATTGGTTTTGAACTGCCTGCCTGGTTTATCCCGAAGGATGAGAAGCAGGTGCCGACAGGCGCTTTCTTCGCTGGTGCTATTGCTGTTTTCGACAAGACCTGGAAGGGACCGGCAATCAGCTACATCGGGCGCGATGAACTTGAGGCATGTGGTGAGGCCTTTCTGGCGCAGATTCGCCAGCAGGCAGAAAAACTGGTCAGGGAGATGGCGGCATGACGACGTTAACTCAATGCCAGCAGCAGGTGCTGGATATGCTGATTTCTTATCAGAAAGAACGCGGCTTCCCGCCAACCAATCAGGAGGTGGCAACCATGCTGGGATACCGTTCGGTGAATGCAGCGGTGGAGCATCTTCGCGCACTGGAGAAAAAAGGCGTCATCACGATAAAGCGTGGTGTGGCCCGGGGGATCACGCTTCATACCGCGGTGAAGGACGACGACAGCGAGGCGGTCGGGATTATCCGCTCACTGCTTGCCGGTGAGGAAAACGCAAGGCTGCGTGCAGCCCACTGGTTACATGAGAGGGGGCTGAAAGTATGAAGCTGATTCTGCCTTTTCCACCCAGCGTGAACACCTACTGGCGACACCCCAACAAAGGGGCATTTGCTGGTAAGAGCCTGATAAGCGCGGCGGGGCGAAAATTCCAAAGTGCGGCGTGCACAGCAATAGTTGAGCAGTTACGTCGTCTGCCGAAACCAACGTCGGCACCTGCTTCAGTGGAGATCGTGTTGTTTCCTCCGGATATCTGACGTGATAAATCGCGTTACATGACATCTCATGTTGTGCTGGTGGTTATCACGACGTTCTGAATCTGGCCTTTGCCTGATATTTTGCGACAAGTACGCGCGCGTAGCATCGACAGCATACACATTGGATATTCATTTTGTGACCAATGCGATAAGTAGCGGGATAAGAATTGATAAAATCAACAGGCCGATGATCCACTTTTGATTTTCACTGGCCTTATCTCTATTTTCATCAATCTTATCAATAATTCGACGCTCCAAGCCGTGCATATCACCGCGAATGGCAATCATCTCATTGCGAACATCCGAGAAGTGGTTGGCTTGATGTTCAATGTGTGGCGTTCTGCCTTTCATTCCTGATCCTCACCTATCGTCACCACCTGCTGGTGTATAAAGGTATTGGCCCAAGCAGCTTTCCAATGGGCACTCATGTTTATACGCTGACCTTACAATCAATCACCGCTTTTAACTTTTCAGCATTGCTTCCCTGACGCTTCCACGCGCTGTAAATATCTTTATCCCACGCTTTACCAGCTTTTGTTTGATAGCCTGCTTCATTGATCCGTTCAGCTATCACACGCCCATTATCAAATCCCTGTCGGATGGTATCGGCAATGATCTTTATAACTGCCGTTTCGTTATATGGCTTTGGTGGGATGTTCGGCTTTCCGGCAATAAGCGACGCAGCAGCTTTTTCCATGCGCTCCACCAGCCCAAGCATTCGTGAATCAATAGACTTTTCCGGCTGTCCCAGCTTCATGCGAATCGCATCAACAAGCCAGGAGGTTTTATCCCCTCCAGAAGCGAGAACAGACCGATTAAACTCATCCTGCAATTCAGATGGGATGCGGAACGCGACCAGATTAGATTTGCTCATTGCAAAGACCATATCAGTGAGTAATATCCATACAGTATATCACTGTATAACACTGTTATACGCTCAAATATCAGCCAGAAAATAACGGGCCAATCACAAAGCTATCGCTGTGTTGTTGGTTCAGAGCTGGGCTGTGTTGGTTCAAAATGAGTTGATGTTGGTTCAATATTTTAGAAAAAACATAATAAAAACAACGATCTTTACAAATTGAACCAACTGAACCAACTGAACCAACACCTTTTTGCTTATCTATATAATCTGAGAGGCAGAAATGATAAGGGACAGGAAAGCTGAAGAGCTGGAGTCAAAAGGGCTATACCGGAGAGCTGCCGCACGATGGATGGAAGTCATGCTGTTATGCAGCGAGGACGATGATCGGGAATGGATAAAGCGCCGCCGTGAAACGTGTCTGGAGAACGTGAAGCGCCCGCCCGTGAAGGTTGAGGAATTTGGCGACCTGCATAAAGCTGTTACCGAAACGCAACACCGCATGGGGATAGCGCAACCGAACGGTAACGCCTTCCGGTTAAATGGCGGCAAGAGGCAAAGGTAGACCACCAGAGGGAAATCATCCTCTGGCTGGCGGTTTCTGGTATTTCGGGACAAGTACGCGCGCGCGTAGCACCCAATCGGTGAGGAAATAGCGGCGACCTGAATGGTCAAAATCACAACGCAGCTATCCCCGTAAGCAGCGCTTAACGGAATAGCAGTAACCTGAATCCAGTGGGGAGGGGGTAGTCAAATCTCTACAGCCCTGACTATCCGGGACTGCCCGCCCCATCGTTTTTTTATACCCGCGAAAAATGAAATTTAATCCGGGCGTGTTTCATCCTTCCAGAGGGTATGACGTATGACACCACGCGAAATAGCTTTATTGACCACCGCCAAACTGGAGCACGAAGGCCACCAGCTAACCCCGGCAGATCAACGGGAGATAGAACGCTCAGTTAATGCCAATATAGCCCGGCGTGACAAATTTCGCGAAATGATGCGATCCCCCGCCTACCAGTGGAAGAAGCCTGCGCCGCGCAGGTAGATTACCTTTATTCACCTTTATATATTCGAACAACAAAACCTCTCGCAGGTCTCGCCAATAAAGGGATATAGCAGTAACTATGACCGCCGAATGGCAAAGCTACGATGCAAGTCGCTGGTTTCCAAACTTGAGGTTTCCAGGACGGTTTCAACCAAATTGCGGATTATCAGCCAAACGCACCGGGTATCTTGCGCGGTGGATGGTGAGCCATCACGCAGAATCTTTAAATGGCATTTTACGATGGGCAATACCCGTGGTTATATGCGATTATTAACGGTAGTGGACAGTTATAGACGAAAACATACGGCAGGAGATTGGATAATGGCAGTTACAACCCTTAACAGCGTAGCGGATTACCTGCTTTGCTTTGCTCAAGAGCATGGGGATGTTATGACGCCGCTGAAACTGCAAAAAATGGTGTTCTATGCTGATGCTTGGTTCATGGCGCTGAATGATGGCGAAGAACTGGTTGCTGACAAGTTTGAAGCATGGGTACATGGCCCTGTAGCCAGAGATTTGTATACCAGATTTGCAGATTACAAATGGCGCTCAATAGACGAAGAGATTGCCTGCCCTGAGTTACCTGCGAATGTGTCAAAGCATCTAAAGGAAATCTATGAGGTATTTGGCGGTTATACAGCTTATGAGCTGGAGCAGATGACGCACCAAGAAAAGCCGTGGCTGGAGGCCCGTGAAGGGGTTCCATCAGATGCGCCGTGCAAGAATGTTATTGATAAAAGTGTAACGGCTGAGTTTTATCGTTCGATGGCTTCCTAA